AAAACCGATCGTGTGGATGCAAGAACGATTGCAACTATGCTATTGTCCGATGTAGACCTCAAGTCCTACACGGATATAGCATACCATAACGAAGAGCTAAAGTCACTAACAAGATACCGATTTGATAAAGTTCAGGAATGCGCTAAACTAAAGCAATCGGTGTCCAGATTGGCTACGATTCTGTTTCCCGAATTGGAAGGGCTTGTTTCGTCTATCCATGGCACTTCAATCTACGCACTTCTCAGCGAATATCCCGGTGCAAAGCAAATTTCAGAAGTCCATCTTACCAAGCTGACAAACCTTCTTACAACAGCGTCCAAAGGACGCTACGGAAAAGAGAAAGCCATCCAGATTCGAGAGGCAGCCAGAGCTTCTATTGGCTCTGTCATGCCTGCCAAATCTTTGGAATTGAAGCATACCATTAAACTCATTCAAGAACTTGCCTCCGAGATCGACGAAATTGAAGATTCTATTCAGAAAATCATAGATGAGCTCAATCCACCAATTCTCTCGATTCCCGGCATGGGAGTAAACTCCGCTGCTGTGATCCTTGCAGAAATCGGGGATTTCTCCAATTTCAGTTCTCCTGACAAAATTCTTGCTTACGCTGGCTGCTCTCCATCTACATACCAGTCCGGAAAACTCACGAACTGCTATGCTCACATGGAAAAACGTGGCTCCCGCTACCTGCGACATGCCCTTTACAACGCAACCAAGTACGTCTGCTACTGGAATCCTGTCTTTGCTGAATACCTTGCCAAAAAACGTGCCGAAGGAAAACACTACAATGTTGCCCTGTCCCACGCCATGAAGAAACTCGTTCGGTTGATTTATGCCTTACAGAAATCCGGGAAAGCATATCTTGCAGCTGCATGATTTTCTCCTGAGCCTGAGCTAATTCCAACAGAAACTTAGCTGGCGCAGCGAACCCTTGACGAACCGAAGCATTCAAATGCTATCCTGTTTGTGCGAGGGCTGGCTGGGCTTGCTTTGCTGTTCTCTCCGTCGCCCTCGCTGCTCTGATTCCAGCATTTGAATGCTGTTTGTCAGGGGCAGCGGTCGGTTGGCGGATTTTTTCATTTTGGGGCTTGACTTTTAATAGTTAGTCTCCCGTAAATCTTGCGGCCCGAAGAATCCAAGACGTCGACATGGTCATAAAGCGGCCAGTTTTCGTCCGCCCAATGCTGAGCCTGCACACTTGATAACACGGGGTCAAAACCGGCAAAAACCAGTTTATCGCATCTGCCAGGATCCCCTTTATGGTAAGCATGGCAGCAGAATGAAGCCTGCTGTTTTTGAGTTTCATCCCGATGGATGTGCCGCAGCCGTTCCGGCTGTCGCTTATTCCAGCGAATCTCTGCGGCTCGCATATATCTACCGTTCATATTCCTGTTCCCTTTTCGTCTTTTTGCAGTAACGGCGAAGCGGAGGGAGACAGTCGACCTCCGCACGATCAATGCGCTCCTGCTCAAAAATGTACTTGTGCGGGTGCTTTTTTTCATGGCGTCGGTGTCCAACGGAAGACACAAAGCTGTTGGCGGTCTTGTATCCAAGCTTCGCAGCGCACATGGCGGACGTTCCCGCTGCCACTACCTCACCGGTTTTGGCGCTGTACACTGTGTACCATGTGACATAGTGGATGTAATCAGCCATGTGCGACGTCCTCCGCATCGTGGAGGGCTGTGAGCAGCCCATCTGCCGCCGCGCTATAGACCTCTGATTTTTCCCGGCAGATGACCCGCAGCCAGATGTCTCCCGTGAGCGCGGACTCCGTTGCAAGCCGTGTGGCTGTTTTAAGGTGCTCTTCGGCCTGCTGCCGAATCAACTCTTCCAGCTTCATGCGCCCTTCTCCTCATCCTGCGGATACTCCGGGTTCCGGGCATGGTTGCGGACGATTTTGCTGTAACCGCTGCGCTTATACCGTTTGTTGTCCTCATACATCCCATAAAACGACATCGCCAGCCCGGAAGTAGATGCAACAATAATCCAAGGCGCGGCATATGCAGCCTCGGCGATGTCCCAGCCGCCCCAGCAAACCAGTGCAACGGCCAGCCAGGAGCAGGCCCAACGCACCGCCTGCACCGCGCCGATAATAGCCAGCAGACCTACCGTGCCGACGACGGCGAACGATTTGAGTCTCATTCTCTTGGTTCCTCCTTTGTATAAACCTTTTCGAGTTTGTAAAAGTCCTTCACCCACGCCATAAAACCGGCGCGGGAGATGTCCGGGCAGGGCTCTTTTGTTCCTACGGAAGGAATCGCCCAGCTGGTAAACAGCCCCGCCTGGATCTGCGCTCCCAAGACCTTTTCAGTCTTTGAGATGTTGTTGTCCCGAAGGATCTGGACGCATTCGCCTATCGTAAGACTCGGCTTCTGCATGGCGTCCTCCTTTCTATCAATGTCTCAGCACAACATTGGACGAATGAACCAGATAGGTCACGCCGTCAATCTTCACTTGCAGCTGGTCGCCCTCGTAATCGTCCCAACTGTTCAATTTCCCCTCGACAATCGTTCCATCAGGCATTTTCAGCTGTGCCCAGCTGTATTCATAGGTCAGGTCAATAACCTGCTTATTGCATCCGGCCATCAGCAAAGCGCTTGCCAATACGGACACTACGCCTACAATAACTTTTTTCATGCTTGTTCCTCCTTTACAGTCCATGCCGTCAGCGTCTTTGCGACGCCGTTTTTCTCGATCTCGTCGATCTCGAAATCCAAAACGGTCAGACCACCAAAATCCTTGACAAAGCCATCGTTATAGAGTCCGAAATGCAGCTCCTTGCCGTGGCTGTCCACGACCTTGATTTTCGTTTCGTACTTAAACACGTTGTGGCAGACGCACGCGAGACGGTTCAGCGTCATGTTACGCACCCCTTTCAAACAAACTGGTCTGGCCGTTGGTCTGCTGGATCAGCATCACGGTGTTGGTGCTGGGCTTCCAGCGCTGGATGTACTCCACCGCCTCGTCAAAGCGCTTGCGGGGGATATTGCCCACGCTGTTCACCCGGAACCAGTCCTGCACATCGTGGTTGCACTCGCTGTACACCTTGCTGCGCACATGGTTGTCGATGTAGGCCGGGGTGTCCTCGCCGCCAAGAGCACTGATCACCGCCCGGCTGATGCTCTTGCGCAGCACACGCTGCTGGTTGTAGTCCACCGTCATGGTGTTCTCCAGCGCCGTGAGCCGCTCTTCTTGCCGCTGGGTGCGGTTGTCAAGCATAAACAGTGCCTGCATCTCCTTGCTGAGCTTGGGCATCATGTAGCTGCCCGTCTTGCGCAGGGTAGGCAGCACCTCGCTGGTGACCCACCGCTTAAACCGCACCGCCCCTTCCAGCTTGCTGCCAAAAATCAGGCTGTAAAGGCCGGACTCGTTGATAACGGTCACTTCCTGACTTCCTCCAAGGGTGTCACATTTTGTTACCCCCTTGTCCTGCTCGTCAACATGGTCAATCAAAGCCTTGCGATGATTGCTGTAACCCAGCGCCGCCGCGACGTCCTTGCCCACGAACCACGGCTCGCC